TTGAAGCAGGTAAAGGTGGATGTGACAATGGCATAATCGCTGTGCCAGGTTCGCCTTCTACACGAACGATACCACCTGGGCGACTAGTCAACATATCGTCTAGGTTTACACGGCTAGAGATAGCATAACGACCATTATTAGCTAAGTACATATTATCCAACTGACCACGAAGCAATGTTGATTTAATCAACTGGATGTCCATAGTCAAGTCAGAGTAAGAACGACCAATGTGGCGATGTGGCATAATCATTGGTGTAATGCAAGCGAAAGGAATGATGTCTGCTTTCTCTTTCAATACAATCGTAGTGCCAATCACTACATAACGCATCAATTCATCATTAACACGCAAGTAAGTATCACGTACTAAGATGTTGTCACCTTCTACAACACGGTCATATTCTTCATTGTAAATATCACGAGCAATCGCTTCTAATTGATATGCTTCGTTTGTTTCAGCAAAGATGCCATCAATCTTTTTCTCGCTTAAACCGAATGATTCAGCAGCTTGTGAGCGTGACATAATCTCACGGTGTTGCACAAAGCGTGAGTTAAATAGAGATGGTGTAGATGTATCTACTGAAATCATCATGTTCTCAGGCGCTACGTTCTCAATGCAAATCTTATCTTTGTATTCTGTAATGCGAATCTTAACGTCATGCAACTGTGGAGCTGGTGGTAATGGTTCGCCAGTCATCATAGACTGTGCAATAGCCATTTCAGGATTAAAGTCAGGGTCATCGTAAGCTGTATGCTCTAGAACCTCTACGTTATCCTTCTCTACCAATAAAGCTAATTGACCATCAGTCAAGCCTTCGTAGCTCTCTTCTTCGATTTGCTCGTCTTTATCGTAATAGACTTTAACGTAGCCATTCTTAGAAAGAAGCGCATCTTTCATCCATACGTAGAATACACGGTAGCCATCGTTCTTTTCCATGACAACGTGGTTAATGTAATCTGTCTCTTGTTCTGCTGCGTCTTGGTCTTCTGGACCTTTAGGGTCGAACTGTACTACACGGTCACCTGATACAAACACTTTAAGTAGTTGAGGGAGGGCAGCTTCGATGGTGTCCTGGACATCCATAGAGATAACTTGTGAGCGCCCTTCAACCTCGTTACCAAATGGCTCACCAAGATAATAGTTGATAGCCAATGCACGGTCATCTGATAAAGCAGAGTCATTAATGCCATAGGCAATCTGCTCCTCTTGCTCTATGCGATATAAGATTTCACCGTCTGATAACTTCATGTGTTATTCCCTAAGTATTTGTTTAGCAATGCGTGCGCTTCTTGTTCGTCTCTTGTAACCTTATGTGCTACGTTACCTTCAATGTCCATAATCGCCACAATGTACTTATTGCTACCATCGTATTCGTTGTGAATGTGATGGATGTCGCTCTTGCTTGGGTCAATGACGAACTTTGAGTTTAAGTCTAATTCTCTTTTCATTACACGATACCTCGTGAATTATATTCAATCTTGTCAACGCCACCCCATGCTTCATTCTTCATCTGGTCAATAGAAGCTGCCATGTATCTGAAAGCATCTGCACCGTGTGAGTATTCATCATGCAAAGGAGCGCCTGGCTCTTGTGTATTGCTGTTAATAGAACGTCTGTAATGTTTCAAGCACTCAATAAGTCTATGTGCTGACTTGTCAAAGTAAACTCGATGGAAGTTCATACGAGCTATCTTAATGCCTGACTCTATATCAGCAATAGGGATTATACGTGTATCCCATCCCTGCTTACGCATTATTTCTTCTGCGCTGATTCCGTACTTGAAGTCTTTAGTGCGTCCATCATGCGGTAAAAACATCTGACCCCAGTTATAATTAAATGACTTAATCTCTGCACTATAACTGTCAAGAGTCCTATGGTTATCTTCAATGTAACCAATAATACGGATGTCACTAACACCACGCTGGCACAGAATAATAGACATAGAGTCATTCCACCCAAGGTCCATAACCACATGCACTTTAAGCATAGGGTCGTAAGGAACTGTCGTAATCCTACCATTCTCTTGTGCTTCTCTTATCTCATTAACGTAAATAGCACCATCTACAGCAGCCTTACATTCACCTTCCCATATGTTAGCATAGTCAGGATTGTGTTCTTTGCTGTGTAATCGCTCTTCTTCTAGTACATCCGGGAACCAAGGATTGTCATAGTAATTGACTTTAACAACCTTAGCGCTCTCAGGTGGATTGACTACAAAGCGTTGATAAGTGTCATCTGTATCAACGTCAGGGTTAAAGCTAATCCAAATCTCTGAGCCTTCTTTACGAATAGTAGGAATAAGAATATCCCATGAGCGTTTAGATACAGTCTGAGCTTCTTCAACCCATACAATATCCACACCCTCAAAAGACTTAATACTCTCTACAGTGTTAGTAGCTAGACCAGCAAAACTAAACGTGCTTCCGTTTAATCCTCGTATCTCTGCTTCCAGTACCTCAAAGAAAGCGCCTAAGCCTAACTCTTGTATCTGGTCACTTAATAGCTGGTGTACAGATTGCTTAATAGACTTTTGTACTTCACGAGCGCATAAGACACGCAATGGTCTATTAGCTGCTTGTATGATTAAAGCACGAGCAAATCCCCATGACTTACCACTACCACGACCACCATATGCTACTTTGTAACGATGTGGCTCAAATAAGAACTCTAGCGCCTCAGGATGCTTTGCCATTGGCTTTAATTAATTCAACAGGGATATTTAATGGAATTGATGAACCGTCAGGACCACTAATCTCTTGCTTAGATACTGCCTTACCCTCGAAACGGTCAAATACAAACTCTACTGCCCAGCGCTCACCTTCTGCAAATGCATCTGCTACTTTCTCTACGCCTAGGCGCATCTTTAATCTGTCATTAGCCTGCAATGCAGCATGTAATAGTGCTGTTAGTTGTGAGCCTTTAGCAGCGTTCTTATTACCTAATGGTGCGCCACCTTTATTAGTTGACTCAACTTTATCTTCTTGATTTTCCATGATGTTATGACTCCCGTAGGTTGGTCACTCTCTCTATTGTTTATGCTTTAGGTGCTGCGAAGTTAAAAGGTATAGATGGTGCTGATTGGCTTACTGTAGGAGCGTTACCTAAGAAGCGTGATGCACCGTATCCTGCATTAACAGGAATATAATTAGTTGGAGCTTGATAGCTTGTATCCATGTAAGGGAATAACAATGACATACTAGGTACGTTTGCTGTTGCTGCATTTGCACGAGCTACCATTTGGTCAATCATAGAGGGTTGTTTAGATGGCTGGACGTATCCTAGTTGATTTAGCCAGCTTTCTACTTGACTTGCGCTTGGCGTATTGTAATAACCGCTTCCAATGCCCATAATATCCTCTATAAGTTACTTGTTTTATTATCCCCTGTTAATGGGTAAATTGTTCTGTGATATGCTGACCACCACTCTTGACTATATGGACTATATTGATAATCCTTAAAGCATGGTGTGCCTAATGTATGATGTACAAGTTTAGCATCTCTGTTATATACGTATTCTGTTTCTAGCCAGTTCCATTCTGTTGGAAGGCTACCAATGAATCTATCTTCAATCCAACTAAACCTATGTAGGTATGAGCCAGTAGATTCCATCACCAATTCTGGTGTGAGCTTTTTGTTCTGCCAGTGATGGCAATTCCATAAAATGACAGATGACCAGTTCTTACGTGGATAATCTTCGTTCTTAGCACCTAGATACTTAACTGGATGCTTTGTCTTGTAATTATGCTTGACAACCCATACTGCTTTCTCTGGGTCGCTTTCTGCTAGTTTTAATAGTTCTGCTACGTCTGCCTTGCAAATCATGTCACCATCAACAAATAGCGCATATCCCCTGTAGTTCATTAAGTGCGGTACTAGAAATCGAGAGTAGATAAAAGCATTACTGCCATCTACATGCTTCTCTTCGTAGCCTTTAAGCGTATTCAACGCTAGTGGAGTGAACGCAACAGGGATAGTGCTGTTTTCAATGATTGATTGACACATTACATGATAAGCGACAGGTTCTACCTTGCCATCATAGCCTACTACTACATTAAACATTATTTTTTCTTACGTTTCATTTCGCCACGTACAATTTCACGAATCATTTTGTCTAGTTCTGCTTGTTTTAGCTTTTTCTTTTTCTTTTCAATAGTCTCTTCTTGCTTTTCTAGCTTTTCGTATTGTTTGTTCTTCATCATGATTATTTGCCTTTTTTCTTTTTAGGCACGTTTGCCTCACTCATGGCTATAGCAATAGCTTGTTTGCGTGATTTAACAACTGGACCGCCTTTACCACTATGAAGAGTACCTTCTTTATACTCACCCATTACTTTACCTACTTTTTTAGCTTTACCTGCTTTAGTCGTTGGTTTCTTCATAGCAAATCCTTGTTTTCATTCAAATTGGCCTGTATAAGCTAATGAGTGAAAATTTACAGGCAAAAAAGAAGCCCAATTAAGGGCTTTAAACGGAGATGTGTGGATGTCCAATAGACGGACTTATCCCACGAACGAAACTTTACCACATCTGAAGAAAAAAGTCAAGCACTTTTTGCATTATTTTTACTAAACTATCTTTTTATCGCTATGACCGTTGTTTTTTAGCCACTCTATAGCTTTTTCTTTAGTGTCAAATGCTATATCGCTATCTTTAAACTTACCAATCCACTTTAATGCGGCTATCATAGTATCGCCTACTACGCATGGGATGTATTTAGTTTGCATCTTTAACTCCTATTCCATGATAAGCTTCAATAGCACGAGCAAATTCATAAGGGTCACAAGTACAATCTACTGCAACGTACTTAACAATAACTTCATGCCTTTCATCATCACTTAATCCTTGCCATACTGGGGCGGATACTTCTACCTTGTATGTTTTGTCATCATGCGTTTTAACATTTAGCAATACAGCCTCTTGCTCTTGGCTTGCAAGTGCTTCCTTGCAAATGTCAATTATTTCTTCACATGGATATTCATTATTAATTCTTTCAAATTGTGCAATCGCCATCTTTAATGCTTCTTGTGTTTGGTTCATGTGTTCTTTTCCTTTAATGCGTATGCAGTGCAATGTGGTTTGTCGTTTATAATTTTCCAATTACTGCATTTCCATTCACTCTCATCTAAAACATAAGCGTGAGAATGTGTTAACAATGCGCCTAATCCTAAAAACAATACTGCAATAACTAACGCCATGACCGCTAAAAATTGTTCATCCATGATTCTTTTCCTTTAATGCTTGTTCAATAGCACGATAATACTCAACAACAAATAAATCTTTATCTGCACGTTCTAATGCTGTTCCTATCCAATCTCTTGTTAATGGCTGTGCAGGGTGGGTGTAGAGTGGAGTTTCTTTGTATCCTTTGTCAATCAATGCAAAGTTTCTATCAAAGTTCAATGTTCCTGCGCCATCTTCTCTTTGATACATCCACGCCACAGGCTCTTGCGCTGGTTGTTCTAGCGCTTCTTTGCAAGACTGTAACAAAAATTTTTCATATTTATCAGACCAGCCTTCTGCTTGGCATGTATCAACAATTTCTTTTAAGTATTCAATGACCATATTCAATGCTTTTATTGTTTTATTCATCAGTATAACCCCTTATCCTGTAGCTTCTTTGCTAGTTTTGTTACCGCAATCCCGTAATGCAAATCAATCATTATGGGATTTATTAAGGTTCTCTCTGCTAGCCATCTAACATTGACTGCTGTCTTTTCAATATCGCTTAAAGATTCTATACACGCATCTACGGCTGGGCCAGCTACTAAGTCCTGTGATTCCTCGTAATCCTCTGTGCTATGTATGCCACTATCGCCAAATCCCATAGACCTTGATGGATAACCTAAGCCATGACCTTTTTTAGGTTGCATCCAATCACGCCAAATCTCTAAATAGTAAACGACACGGCCTTCATCCACGCTCTAGCTCCTTTATCTTACTTCTATATAACTTCTTAATATCTTCTATCTCATCTATCGTGTATTTCTTAGGCTCATGGCTACCTTCAAGCCATTCGACTTTGTCTATTCCAATTTTGGATATGAGTTTTCGTCTGTATTCGAGGAGATTCCCGCTAAGATGGTTATTGCAGACTGAACATTGTTTGTGACAATTATACTCGTTGAAGCGGAGTTCAGGTGCTGCGCCAACAGTTCTGAAATGCCCTGCATGGTATTGTCCTGTGTGAAATCGTGAACAACTAATACATGGTTCATCTTTATCCCTTAATCTAATATAACGGTTAAATACTGCTTGGGCTTCTTTCAGATAATCTGCTTTTGGCTTTAGCCTAGTTTTAGCTTCCTTAATCTCTTTCTTTTGTTTCTTTGCGTTTAATGCACGAGAATGCTCAATAGCGCAGGTCATCGAACACACGATTTGCGCAAAACGCATAGGCCCAAACTTATTTTTGCAGATTACGCAAGTTTTGAGCTTCAATGCGTTCTCCTATCCATCTCATTACTGGTACTGCCATGCTATTTCCTAAAGCTTTATAACGACCTGTATCAGGTGCATTAGGTATGTTTGTGTAATTATCAGGAAAACCTTGTAGTCTTTCACATTCCATAGGAGTTAGTCTACGAACACGCATATCA